AAAGAGTTTATTGATTGTGTTAACAAACAGTACACAGCTTTTGACATAGACAAGGTTGTGGAATCACTTATGAACAGATTTCGTGTTGTTTCAAATGATGAAGACCTAGAATGGAACAGAGCTATAGATTATGCAATCAAGATCGTGAAAGGTGGTGGAGTAAATGGCAATTAAGCCTATTTTATTTAATACCGAGATGGTGAGAGCAATTCTGGATGGACGCAAGACCTGTACCAGAAGGATTGTTAAAGATGGCATTCCGGATGATGCGATGTGGGGATATACAGCATTTACTCCTAAAGGATATATATCTTGCAGAGGGGTGTATGCCGATGGATACGGCGAAGGATTTTTCAAATTGCCGTATCAGCCGGGTGACATCCTGTATGTTCGGGAAACATGGGGACATCCGATTTCCTTAAATTCAGATAAACAGTATGTTTTTAGAGCAGATAAGATAGCGGAAAGCGGATTTAAAAATGATAGCCATATATGGCACCCATCCATCCACATGCCGAAAAAAGCAGCGAGAATCTGGTTGAATGTTACGAACGTAAGAGTGGAGCGGTTACAGGATATGACAGACGATGATGCAGAAGCAGAGGGATGTTTCGATTATACATCAACAGCACTTGGTTTTCCTGATGTATGGGATTCCACCATCAAGAAATCTAATCTTGACAGTTACGGCTGGGATGCGAACCCGTGGGTCTGGGTGATTGAGTTTGAGCGGTGTGAAAAACCGAAAGAGGTGTGATATGAGAGAAATTCTTTTCAAGGCAAAGCGGATTGATAACGGTGAATGGATAGAAGGATATTACACGGAATGCAGAGGTGAAACATTTATCGGCATTGATACATCCAGTATGTTTGAGATTTTTTGCCCTCCTGTAATTAGATGGTTTAAAGTTAGCTCAGAAACCCTCTGCCAGTTCACAGGTCTGACCGACAAGAACGGGCAGAAAATTTGGGAAAATGATATTATCAAATATCATTTCGGAGAAATCTATGCTCCAATCAAATATGGATGCTATCAAAATTGTTTTGATTCTCAGAAAGCGGAACATGTCGGATTCTATGTAGATTGGTCGGATGACAAATGTCTTAGAAAAGATTTAGGGTATTGGATTGACATGGTAGACACTATGCCAGTTGGAAACATTTTCGACAATCCAGAATTGCTACAGGAGGAATCAGATGAGTAAATCAGTATTAGTAATAGATACACCAGAGAATTGCTATGATTGCCCGTTCGGAACTTCATACTGCGGCGAACTTGAATATGAGGGTTTGTGTGAATTAGCTGACTGTTTAGACTGCGTTGAAATTCTGATAACAGAAGAACATTATGATTACGAAAGCAAATCAAGACCTGATTGGTGTCCATTGAAGCTGTTACCAGAGAAGAAAAGTACAACTGCACCCGTGAGCAATTACGAAGTGCAGAAAAACTTATTTGCCGACGGTTGGAATGCCTGCTTGAGAGAAATTACAAAAACAAGCGATGAAAATGAGCGATAAAAAGCAAGCGATAAGAGGTGAAGTAGATGGAGAGATTAACAGAAAGAGAAAGAAATGTTGATGGTACAGGAGTTGCAAAAGAAGAAATTACGGATGGATTATTAAAACCGTTTGCGGATAAAATTCTTACGAAACTTGCTGTTTATGAAGACTTAGAAGAACAGGGATTGCTTGTGAGATTGCCGTGTAAGGTTGGAACAGAAGTATATTACATCTTAGGTATTCCAAATAAGACACCATGTACAATCGACAAGTGCGTATTTGAGTTGTCGGATATAGATAAAATCGGTGAATCATTATTTCTCACCCGTGAAGAAGCTGAGAAGAAGTTGGAGGAGATGAAGAATGACAAGGCCTGAGATTACGGCAGAATTATCAACCATGATTGAAAAGAAAATCAATCCGAACAACGATCCTCGTATCTACTGGGCAAAAGAGGTGACGTTTGATTATTCTACAAACTATGCAGTTAGAGTGGACTATATGAAATTTGTTCCAGTGAACAATAGTGTGTCCGGGATAGAAAAAGGTGACTGCTATTGTTATGAGGTTAAATCATCAGCTGAAGATTTTCGTTCTGGTCATGGGTTGAATTTTATTGGTGATTATAACTACCTGGTTATGCCGACAGATGTATGCGCTGCGGTATCCCTTGAAATTCCACATTATGTAGGAATATATGTCCCAGAAGGAAACGAACTTATATGTGCCAAGAAAGCCAAACGAGCCAACAGAGCGAGGCCTGTATCTGAAATACTTCTGATGATGTTTCGGTCTGCAAACAGAGATTACAGGAAAACGGTAAAGAAACTGGAGGAGATGAAGAAATGAATAACAAACCTACACCAGACATAACGCCAAACCTTGCTATATCAGCATACCACGTACTACAGCAATATTGTACTGGACAGCCAGCGGATTGCAAAGGCTGCGGATTCTACGAATACTGTCCAGAATGTTTTCAAGGCATACCATGTGACTGGAGCTTGAATGAAGAAGGTGAAATAAATGAAACTGAGAAAGGCAACATTGATTGACTACGGAGTGCCGCCGGATGATATACCTATACTGCAAAGCCACTTACGGAATCTTAACGAGAGCGACAAATACAATTTGTTGCAGGTATCTATCAAATATGCGCCCGGAATTGAATCACAAATCTATGACAGTATCGTGAACAGCATCGGCTATCGGACAATGGAGAAGATCAGGACGGTTCCTGCGACAGAAAATGACTTCTACGGATACAAACGCAAGGTCATGGCGGAATATTATCATTTAGCCAAACTGATTGGTAGACTTTAAAAAACTTAAAAATTTATAAAAGTGGTAGAGAGCTAAATCTCCCCAGTGTGGTATTATATTTATATATAACTGCTATACTGGGGATTTTTTTTGAATTGAGGTGATGACATGGCGAACTTAAAAGCAGTTACAAGAAAACTTCAAAAAGCTATATTATCCACCGGATTAATCATAAAAATCGGAACATCGCAATTCTACAGCCATGAGCAGGAACGATTAATTACAGTAACGATCATATCAACACCAGTGTTTAGACCAACAAAACGTGGTGAATGGAAAGATTGTGATTATGAAATATTACGAACTGCATCCCATTATGATGCGGCCATGTGCTTAAAAGAAATATGGGAGGCGTGCCAAGAATGGAAATAGATAGAGGTGATTAGATGGACTTGACGCCTAAACAGAAAACGTTTGCAGATGAATATATAAAAAATGGCGGGAATGCATCTGATGCCGCAATAAAGGCTGGGTATGCTGAGAAAAACGCAAGAGTGATAGGAAATCAGAACTTAACAAAACTTAACATTTCTGAGTATATAGCCGAAAAGCAGTCCCTAATTGAAAAGCAAAAAGGCACTGACATCATGTCTCTGGCAGAAATCCAGCAACGCCGCTCCATGATTGCAAGGGGAGAGCTGACTGATTCATTCGGATTTGCTCCGGACTTCTCCGACCAGCTAAAGTCCATGAATGATCTGGAAAAAACACTTGCTATAAAAGAAGCCAGAGAAGAACAGCAGAAAGCAGAAGAAAAAGCCAGATTGCAAGGTGAATACCATATTGATCTGAATATTGTACCGGACGTATTCCATAAAATGATTCGGGATATCCGAGCAAAGAAACACAGCGAATATATTCTCCCTGGTGGGCGTGGATCCATGAAGTCCTCCACTATATCTCTAATCATACCGGAACTACTGAAGAATAATTCGAACATGCACGCTCTGATTCTGCGAAAAGTCGGAAATACTATCAAAGATTCTGTTTACGCTCAGATGAAATGGGCGATTGATAAATTAGATCTAAATGAGGAATTTACCTGTAAAGTATCTCCCATGGAGATTACATATAAGCCTACTGGACAGAAGATATACTTTCGTGGTGCTGATGATCCATTAAAGATTAAGTCCATTAAGCCAGAGTTTGGATATATAGGCATTGTCTGGTTCGAGGAACTTGATCAATTTGCCGGGCCGGAAGAAATCCGAAATATACAGCAGTCTGCAATTCGAGGTGGAAATGAAGCATATAAATTCAAATCATTTAATCCGCCTAGGAGCAAGAACAACTGGGCGAATGAATATACGGCAGAAGCAGAAGAAAAAGATGAAAATGTAATGGTTGTGCATAGCACATACCTTGATTTAGGGATTGAACAGGAGTGGCTTGGCGACGTATTTCTCACAGATGCCGAACATCTAAAAGAAGTAAATCCAGATGCTTACGAAAATGAGTATCTGGGAAAAGCCAACGGAAATGGTGGAAATATCTTTGAATACATCGAAGAAAGAACTATCACGGACGAAGAGATCAGCCATTTTGATAGAATTTATCAGGGAGTTGACTGGGGTTGGTATCCGGACAAATATGCTTTCTCCAGAATCTATTATGATTCAGCTAGAGAAACAATCTATTTCATTGACGAGATTTACGAAAACAAGAAATCAAATGAATGGACTGCGAATGAAATCAAACGAAGACAATACGATGATTACGAAATTACTTGCGATTCTGCCGAGCCTAAATCAATCAATGATTACAGAGATTCAGGACTCCCGGCAAGAGGAGCAATCAAAGGACCAGGAAGCATTGAGTATTCTATGAAGTGGCTGCAAAGAAGAAAGCTTGTGTTTGATCCGAAAAGAACGCCAAATGCTTGCAAAGAGTTTAAGAAGTACGAATACGAACGTGATAAAGATGGAAATATTTGCAGTGGATATCCGGATAAAGATAATCATTTGATAGATTCCGTTCGGTATGGCTCAGAGTTATTGTGGAGAAGAAGGGGGTACAGTGCATAATGTGTAAATTTTGTGATAATTTAGCTTTCTGCAAAGAATACTATGATAATCCAGAATGTAAGAAGAACAAATATATATACGGCTGTATGTTGTACATGTACATGAAAGACCGAAAAGGAAGCATTACTTCCAGACCGTTTGACCTTAATTATTGTCCGATGTGTGGAAAGAAGATAGCGACAGGTGACTAAATGGGACTTATAACAACACTAAAAAGGTGGTTTAACATGATATTCAAAAAACAAGCCGAAGAGGACTTTAATATCCAGGCGGCAGAGTTTCCAGAAATGGAATCACTGATTAACCGGTGCGCGAACATTTACAGGGGAGCACCGGAATGGCTAGATGACAAGAATAATATCAAGACGATTAATTTTGCTAAATCTGTGTGTTCTGAGACTGCCAGACTTGCAACATTGGCAATCGGCATCCAAATAGATGGTTCTGCAAGGGCGGCATGGTTGCAGGAGCAGATTGACAAGGTATACTTCCAGATTCGACACTGGGTGGAATATGGATGTGCTTACGGAACAGTTTTTATCAAGCCAAACGGCGAGAGCCTTGACGTATTTACTCCGGCAGATGTGATGATTGTGGATTATGATAATCAGGAGATCAAAGGGATTATATTCAAAGATTCTTATACAGCTGGACGGAAATATTATACACGGCTTGAATATCACAGGTTTGTTGAGACAACAGTGAACGGCGTAACAGCCTATCCGTACTACGTTTCTAACAGAGCCTATGTATCAAAATCCCCTCAGTCAATCGGTGATAAGATCGACCTCAAACAGACCAAATGGGCTGACCTCATGGCAGATACGCCACCAATTCTCAAAGCAAACGGTGAGAAGCTGGATGGGCCTCTGTACGGAGTACTGCGGACGCCGCAAGCGAATAACGTGGATATTAATGCACCATTGGGATTGCCGATTTTTGCCGAAGCTATCGAGGAGTTAAAAGACCTCGACATTGCATACAGCCGTAATGCCGGAGAAATATTTAATTCTCAGAAGATTGTTCTGGCAGATGATAGACTGCTGATGCCAAGCGGTACGCCTGTATCAGCCATGTCACCACAGGGTATGGAAAACAGACGGAATGAGATGAACTTGCCGCACTTTGTAAAGAATGTATTCGGACAGGACGAAAAAGAGTTCTATCAAGAAATCAATCCACAACTCAACACAGATACACGTATAAGCGGCATAAATGCCCTTTTAAGCCAGTTAGGGTACAAGATTGGATTTTCCAACGGGTACTTTGTTTTTAACGAATCTAGCGGCATTCAGACGGCTACAGGAGTAGAAGCAGAACAGCAGAGAACAGTGCAGTTCATTAAAGATGTGCGTGACAAACTGGAATCCTGTCTGGATGAAGTAATCTACGCATTGAACGTTTACGCTGACCTGTACGGGCTTGCCCCCGTCGGAACTTATGAAGTCAATTATGATTTCGGAGATATCCTGTATGTGCGTGAAAACGATCGTGCAAGGTGGTGGCAGTATGTGACTACTGGCAAGGTTCCGGCATGGTTGTATTTCGTGAAGTTTGAAGGAATGACGAAAGATGAGGCGGTATCAATGACAAAAGAAGCAGAAAATACACAATCAAAAGGATTATTTGATGATGAATAAAAAAGAGGGATTTATTTTCCCTCTGAATTAGATTTTAAATAATCAGATATTAATTTTTCGAGAATAGATGCTACGGAACACTTTTCTTTAATTGCAAGAATTTTAATTTGTTCCAATAAATTTTCGTCTATAGTAGTCGTAAATTTAATTTTACTCATTATGACACCTCCTTTAATATGAATATACCATAAATACGTATAGACGTAAAGAATAAAATATGCTATAATATACGTAAATAAGTATATACGTATAAAAGGAGAACGTAATATGAAGAATCAGATAAGATTGCATCTTGAGGGCGAAAGGTATGGAAAACTTGTAGTTGTGGAAGAAGCCGAACCAATTTATAGCAAAACAGGAAAAATGATTCGGAGATGGAAGTGCAAATGTGATTGTGGAAATATCACAATCGTTAGACATGGAGATTTAAGAAATGGAAGTACTGTAAGCTGTGGCTGTTATAACTACGAAAAAGAATCGGCGGTGAAAACCCACGGATATTCTCGTACAAAACTTGGAAATGTTTTTGAGGGAATGAAGCAGAGATGTAATAATCCCAAAAATAAGAACTATGAAAAGTATGGAGGAAGAGGAATAAAAATCTGCACGGAATGGTTAAATGATCCGAAAAAGTTCTTTGACTGGGCTATAAAAAATGGATATAAAGAGGGTTTGTCTATCGACAGGATAGACGTAAATGGAAACTACGAACCAGATAACTGCCGCTGGGCTGACAACGAAACCCAATGTCTAAACCAGAGACTAAGAAAAGACAATAAGACAGGGTATAAGGGCATTTATTATAGTGAGGGAGTGTATAGAGTGCAAATTAGAAGAAACAAGAAGAGATATTACTTTGGATCATATAAAACATTACCCGAAGCAGTAAAAGTGTTAGAAGAAGCTAAAGCAATGGTTGAAGAAGCACAGCCAAAAGAACCGACTTTGTTCGGTGATGAGGAATAATTATGCTTAGCCCAGAGTATTTACGTAGAATAACAGAAGGCAGTGAACAGATTGCCGAAGAGTTACACCAGTATATTATATCTGAAATTGTATCACGAATGATGATGAGAATCGGCAGAGGTGAGGACTATATTCTGACCAGTGCAGACGCATGGCGAATCAAAACCTTACAAGAATCCGGTGAGTTGCTAGAAGATATTCTGTCAGAGCTGTCTAAATATACCAAGCGCCAGCAGGAAGAACTAAAAGAGGCGTTTGAAGATGCCGGAATCACTGCTCTCAATTATGATGATAAGATATACAAGGCGGCAGGACTAAGCCCTGTACCGCTCGAGCAATCCCCGACCATGATAAGACTCATGGAGCGAAATATGCTTGCGACTATGGGAGAGTGGAAGAACTTCACAAGAACGACTGCAAGTGCCGCTCAAAGGCTCTATATTGAGCAGTGCGACCTTGCGTATAACCATGTAATGACTGGGGCGGTTGGGTATACGCAAGTCATCAAAGAGGCGGTTAATAACGTTGTGAGTGATGGTGTTACAGTCACATATCCATCTGGCAAAAAAGACACGATCGAAACAGCAGTCGCACGTTCTGTTAGAACTGGTGTGGCTCAAGCGTGTGCTGATATTCAGTTAGCAAGAATGAAAGAAATGGGATATGGTTTAGTACTGACATCGGCACATATAGGAAGCCGCCCAAGCCATGAAGTATGGCAAGGGCAGGTATTTTCCATAGATTGGGAAAAATTAAAAGAAATTAAGCCGGAATTCTTCCAGGAACGAGATAAACCAGAATATCGTAGAATGCTGGAGCAAAAAGCAAGTCAATATCCAGATTTTATTGAAAATTGTCATTATGGTGAAGCTGATGGAATATGTGGAGTAAATTGCAGACATCATTTTTCGGTTTGGGCGGAAGGGATGCCGAATCCCTATGCAGAACTATCGGCACAAGATAAAGCCGACAAAGGAAAGCAGTACGAAAAGGAACAGCGGCAACGTACTTATGAGCGAAGAATCCGCAAGACGAAGCGTGAAGTCCTTGGAATGCAAGCGGCGGTTGATAACTGCAAGGACGAACAGGCAAAATTCGCATTACAGCAAGACCTTGACAGGAAATCTTATCTTTTACAGAAGCAGAATTCAGCATACAAAGATTACTGCAAAGACAATGATCTAAGAGAGCTGCAAGACCGGCTCATGATCGCTAAGTGGAATCGTCAGAACGCTGCAAAAGCCAGAGGAGCTGCAAAGAGATATAAAACAGCAAAGGGGATTGACTGATGGATAGATGGGAATATTTCAATCCTAATCCTGTTAAGGGCAAGAGAACGGGAGATTGTGTTGTCCGAGCAATATGCAAAGCAACCGGTTTTGACTGGGAAACAGTATTCGCCGGATTAATGGTACAAGCGTGTGCCTTATCAGATATGCCGAGTGCAAATTACGTATGGGGTTCGTACCTGGCAAAGCAAGGATTCCATAGAAAGCTAGTGGAGCAGTCGGAGAGGTATATCTATACGGTGAATGACTTCTGTGCAGATCATCCGACCGGCACGTACATTCTCTGCATAGACGGCCATGTGGTGACGGTACAAGACGGCAAATATTATGATACATGGGATAGCGGTAATGAGGTCCCGGTATATTACTGGGAAAGGAGCTTATAAAAATGAGCATACAGGAATTTATCCAATTTTTTCTTTCAATTTGTGGAGGGGTGTCTATTGTCGGAGGGGCGGCAGCCGTAATCTTTAAATGGATTACACCGGCATTTCGACTTAATAAGCGAGTAGAAACACTGGAAGAACATGATAGACGAGATTATGAAAGTCTTCGGAGAATCGCAGAACGAGATTCATTAATTCTGGAAGTGTTGTCGACCATGCTGGATAGTCAGATTAGTGGGAATAATGTAGAAGAATTAAAAAAAACAAAACAGAAGCTTACAAATTATCTTGCGCAGAATCAACGTTAGCATTAGTAAGGGGTATGCTCATGAAATTATATGTGTTCACAAAGAAAGATATAGACAGGTTCTTGATAGAGTGTAATTTCACACCGGACGAAGAAAGATTGTTCCGGTTGAGATGCAAGGAATATACGCTCGAATACTGTGCTGAGCAGATGAACGTGAGTATATCCACGGCGAAATGATTAAGCCGGAGGGTGAACAATAAAATAATTAAAGTATGCTGATACTTTTCAGATACTTATATGGGTCTTAGACGAACTGTCTAAGGCTCTTTTTTTATGTAAAAATAGTCATAGAAAGTCATAGAATAAGTCATAGAATAAGTCATAGGAGGTGTACGAGATGGCATTATATAACAATCCTTATCAATATAGCTTCGGCGTTCCGGGACAGATGAACCAATTTCAGCAACAGCCTGTCCAGATGCCGGCTCAACCAGTACAGCAACCCCAGCAGAATAACAATGGCATCCTGTGGGTATCTGGCGAAGTTGGCGCAAAATCCTATCTGGTAGCACCCGGAACAAGCGTTTTACTGATGGACAGTGAAAGTGAAAAGTTCTACATAAAATCCACAGACGTTTCCGGTATGCCACAGCCATTACGGACGTTTGAGTACCACGAGGTAGGCTCCCAGATGCCACCCAAACAGCCTGTTCAGAACATGGATAGCAAATATGTCACCAGACAGGAATATGACGATTTAAAGGGTAAATACGAAGCTATCATAAACCGATTAAATTCTTTTTCTGAACCTGCTAGGGCTAATACCATGCAGGAATCAGCAGTCAAGGGAGGAAGCGCAGATGAGTAATCCATTGTTTAACGTACTTGGCGGTGGGATGTTGCAGGGAAACGGACCAATGCAAATGATACAGCAGTTTATACAGTTTAAGCAGAATTTTAAGGGAGACCCGAAGGAAGAAATCCAGAAGATGTTACAGTCTGGGAAGATTTCCCAACAGCAACTTAATCAAGTTCAGCAGATGGCAGGGCAATTTCAGAGTCTGCTGAAGAATATGAAATAGTACATTACAATCTGGCCAGATTGATGTAAATACACAAAAAGGAGATTATATTATGGATGGAAATTATAGCTTATCAGATATAGCCGCCGCTACTGGAAACGGTAGAAATAATGACGGCATGTTTGGCGGAGATGGTAGCTGGTGGATTATTGTTTTATTCATTTTTGCTTTCTTCGGATGGGGAAACAACGGCTGGGGCAATAATGGCAATGGCGGCGGATATGCAGCCACAGCAGCTACTCAGGCAGACATTCAGAGAGGATTCGACAATTCAGCGGTAATCAGCAAACTTGATGGAATCAACAGTGGCCTGTGCGATGGCTTTTATGCCATGAATAACGGTATGCTTACTGGATTCAATGGAATCAACACCAACATCATGCAGACCGGCTTCGGAATCCAGCAGGCTATTAATGCCGATACTGTGGCTAATATGCAGAATACTAATGCTTTACAGGCACAGCTTGCGAACTGTTGCTGCGAAACCAGAGAAGCAATTCAGGGCGTAAATTACAATATGGCACAGAACACCTGCGCATTGCAGAACACCATGAACAGCAATACAAGAGACATTATTGACAGCCAGAACGCTGGAACAAGAGCTATTCTTGATTATCTTTGCAATGAAAAGATTTCTAGCCTGCAGGCTGAAAACAATGATCTCAGACGTGCTGCATCTCAGGATCGCCAGAGTGCACTTCTCACAACTGCAATGGCTTCACAGACACAGCAGCTCATTAATGCGATTAATCCAGCACCGATTCCGGCATATCAGGTTCCTAACCCGAACACATATTACGGATGTGGATGCAACACCGGATGTAATTGCTAGCAACTTCATATCGAGAGTATCTTTCGATTGATTTCGGATGTCGGCTTATGCCGTATTACACAGAGGGGCAGGCTGAGACCTGTCCTTTTGTGATATGAAAGGGGTAAAAATTATGGCAGAATTTACAAGTGTAGCTGCTCAGACTGTAGCAGCAAATGGAAACGTAGTATTTTCAAATACAGCAGTTAAGGGTTCTAACTGCATTCAGCACAGAGAGGGAAGCGGAATCATCACTCTAAGAGGACTGACTAACCAGTGTAAAGCGAGATTCTTCGTGGATTTTTCTGGTAATATCGCAATTCCAACAGGCGGTACTGTCGGAGCTATTTCTCTGGCAATTGCAATCTCTGGTGAGCCGGTTCTTTCTTCCCAGATGATTTCCACACCGGCAGCAGTAAATCAGTACAATAATGTGTCCTCTGGCATCTATATTGATGTGCCTCGCGGATGCTGCGTTAATATCGCGGTAGAAAACACAAGCGATCAGGCTATTTCTGTTGCGAACGCGAACATTGTTGTGACCAGAGAAGCGTAGGAGGTGTGATTATGAGAGATATTAAAGACTTATGTGCAAGAATCGAAGACGAGCTGTCCAAAATTGCTGATAATGGGCTGACCACTGGGAACTTGGAAATGACATACAAACTGATTGATATGTACAAAGATATCAAGAATACGCAGTACTGGGATAAGAAAGTAGAGTACTACAACACTGTCCTTGATGAGATGCGTGGCGGATACAATGACGATTACAGTGAACGTGGAAGAAAGCGTGACAGCATGGGGAGATACAGCTCAAATGATGGCAGAATGATGCCGGATTACGACAGGGGTAATTCTTATGCCAGAAGGGGTGAGCATTATGTTAGAGGACATTACAGCCGCTCTGACGGACGAGATGCTTATGACGACTATATGACGCAGAAACAGAGCTATCGTTCCGGCAAGTCTGAAGACTGCAAAAGAAAGATGCTCGCCGCCCTGGAAGAACATCTGGACGAACTTACTACAGAAATGAGTGATATGTCCAAGGATGCAGAGTGCCGGGAAGAACGTGATCTTGTCAAGAGATACGTAGAAAAACTCCGTGATATGCTCTAAAAACACAAAAGTGGTAGAGAGGTAGTTAAAAGAAATCTGTTATAATGTAATTGTGCAGCAGGAAGCACAAGTAAAACGGTTGTTTTTGACATTTTCGTTTTAATCCTCCTTTCTTTAATTTAGTAGCTGGTACGCACGCTTTAACGGAAAGTTGAACAGGTTCGAATCCTGTCGTGCGTATTTGCCATCTGGCACGCAAGATGGCTCACCTCCTTGATTAAGGTTTTTGTTATTCATACTTTTCTTTTAAAAAAGAAATAAATATCCGAAACAACTCGTGGCAGGCATGACACGTTAAACACCTTGCTAACCCGGGAATCCGGGTTATGTGGAATGTACGCTAGTGGAAAACTGACAGAGTCGCACTCTGGTCTCCGGTTCGATTCCGGGCGCTCCGCTTTAATCCGCTTAGAGTTAAGCTGTTTGTATACAGGTGGTCTATGTCTCAGGTGGATTTACGCTATAGCGAAAGAAGTGAAATTCACCCCAGTTTCTTTTTTAGAGGGTTGGCCGTTATAGGCGGCATGGAATGTAGCTCAGTGGTAGATCGCACTGTAAATGTGAGGTCGCAGGTTCGATTCCTGCCTTTCCGATTACCTTGCCAGTGGTCTAACTGGCTTAATCCATTTACCTGCGGCGGCAGGTCAATAAACACGACCAGGAGGATGTATATGCAGAAACTTATTGACACACTTAAATCATTTGGAATTGAAATCCCGGAGGACAAGCAGGCAGATGTGAAGAAAGCACTCTCTGAGCATTACAAGAATGCCAAAGAAGTAGCGAAAACCCTGTCAAAAGTTGAGGGAGAACGTGACGACTGGAAAGAACGCGCCGAGACAGCAGAAGAAACCTTGAAAGGGTTTGACGGTATCGACCCGGCAAATATCCAGACAGAGCTTGCCGGATGGAAGAAAAAAGCCGAGGATGCAGAGAAAGAATTCAATGCAAAAATCTACGACCGTGATTTCTCGGATGCTCTGAAAGTGGCACTCGATGACGTTAAGTTTTCCAGCGAAGCGGCAAAGAAATCAGTCATGGCAGACATCAAAGAAGCAGGATTAAAGCTGAAAGACGGCAAAATTCTCGGATTAAATGATCTGATTGAGCAGATGAAACAGTCTGATGCATCCGCTTTTGTGGACGAATCTCAGCAGCAGGCTCAGCAGAACCAGGCAAGATTTACCACTCACGTTGGACAGCAGCAGACACCGGGAAGTATGACCAAAAAAGATATCGAAGCGATCAAAGACCCGTCCGAGAGACAGGCTGCAATTGCTCAGAATATCCAGTTATTCCAGTGATTTTTACACCGACTATACACCAGAGTATAGCCGCTAACCCAATACCTTAACAATTATGGGTAGAAAGGATTTTTTATGCCAGCAAAAACAAATCTTATTATGACTAATGATATCCAGGTAACGGCACGTGAGATTGATTTTGTTACCAGATTCGAAAGAAACTGGGAACACTTGCGTGAGATTCTGGGTATCATGAGACCTATCAAAAAGCAGCCGGGTGCTGTACTCAAGTCCAAATACGCAGAGGGTACTTTACAGCGTGGAAATGTTGGTGAGGGTGAGGAAATCCCTTACAGTAAGTTTACCGTAAAAGAAAAGACCTATGCGGAAATGACTATCGAAAAGTACGCAAAGGCTGTATCTATCGAAGCAATCAAGGACCACGGTTATGAGAACGCCGTTCAGATGACTGATGATGAATTCCTTTTCCAGCTTCAGACTGATGTTACCGGCAGATTTTACGACTATCTGAAAACCGGTACACTTACTTCCACAGAAACTACATTCCAGATGGCTCTGGCAATGGCTAAGGGTCGAGTAGAAAACAAATTCAAGCAGATGCACAGAAATGTGACTGGCGTTGTTGGATTTGTGAATATTCTGGACGTATATGAATATCTCGGAGCAGCTGAGATTACTATTCAGAACCAGTTCGGATTCCAGTATATGAAGGATTTTATGGGATTCAACACAATCTTTTTACTGTCTGACAGCGAAATCCCGAGAGGACAGGTTATTGCTACTCCTGTTGAGAACATTGTCCTGTACTATGTAGACCCGAACGAATCTGACTTCGCAAGAGCAGGACTTGTATACACCGTATCTGGTGAGACAAACCTGATCGGATTCCACACTCAGGGCAACTATCACACAGCAGTGTCCGAAGCGTTCGCAGTTATGGGACTTACTCTTTTTGCGGAGTACATTGACGCAATCGCAGTAATCACCATTGATGAGACACCAACACTTGGTACTCTGACAGTAACATCTGCGGCAGGAACAGTAACTGGTGATACAAAAATCACTGTAAATCCGGCTAAGGAAAACTCCAACAACGTATACAAATACAAAGTTGCAACAGACGCAGTAACTGTTGGATATGGACAGAACCTCAGGAACTGGACTTCTTGGGACGGAAAAGCTGACATCAAGGCGGCAACCGGACAGAAGATCACAGTAGTTGAGTGCGATGGAACATACAAGGCACTGAATGCCGGAAGTGCGAGCGTAACAGCAAAATCATAAACACAGGAGGTAACTGGCATGGCTTACGCAGATTATAAATTCTATACAGAATCATTCGGCAATGTCGTGCCAGAAGCTGACTTTCCACGACTGGCAGAAAGAGCCAGTGATTTTGTGGACACAATGACGTTTGATAGACTGGTGGATGGGCTGCCAACAAATGAACGCTCACAGAAGCGCATCAAAAAGGCAGTTTGTTCATTAGCTGAATTAATGTATCAGATTGAACTTGCTGAGAAGAACGCAATCAATCAGGCTTCGACAAATCTTACCGACACAAATGTCGGGAACATCAAAGCCGGTGCAGTAACCTCTGTATCCTCCGGCAGTGAATCCATTTCCTACGCCACACCTCAGCAGATTGGAGCGAGTGCAAAGGAATGGAGTGCGGTATATGCCGCCGCCGGAGATGCACAGAAAACGAACGACTTGCTTCTTAAGACAGCTTTGCCGCTTCTGATGGGAGTAAGGACGGATGATGGAATACCAATATTGTATGCAGGAGTGTGATAGAAATGATGGAATTAAAACAGACTGTTGAAATGATGAATAGTGCAGATTACAAGGAACGCTTTAAGGCAGAGTATATGCAGGTGGTTATTCGATATAAGAAACTTGCGAATATGCTTGAAAAATGGGATAAAGGAGAACTCCCATTTACTCCTACTTGTCCGAGAAGTACTTACAATATGCAGGTAAGAGCAATGACGGATTATATTGCAGTTCTGGAAGCAAGGGCAGTTATGGAAAATGTGAATCTGGAGGACTAAGCTATGGACATTTCAACATTAGGCTCATGTATAGCAATCGTTATGATTTGCTACATCGTAGGAATGGGCTGTAAAGCATCAAAAAGAATCTCTGATGAATGGATTCCAGTGATCATGGCGGTTATTGGTGGCATTCTCGGAGCTGTCGGGATGGGAGTTATCCCGGACTTCCCGGCAACGGATTATATCACAGCGGTTGCGGTCGGTATGTTTAACGGATTATCGGCTACTGGCGTGAATCAGGTTATTAAGCAGACAGTGCAGAAAGAATAATTAAGGGAGAGGATATCATGTATAGCAAAACGGTGACGATTTTTGACTATTACGAATCAGCCACGACAGGAGATGCGTACTGGTATCCTCACGTGCTATCCGGCGTTGATCTCATTACGGACAAGGGAGCAATCCTTAAAAAGTACGGACCAGACGCAACTGACAACGCACAGTTGCACGTTCGTTATGCTGTTCAGAACGGTGATATAACCATTACCGATAAAGATGGCAAGATTCTCCCATGGGTGCCGCCTAAAGAGTGGAAGCAGCAGATTAACAACGCTCTGGAGGATACGATTACATTCTCAGATGAATCGTTCTTCTGGGAGGGTGAGTGGACTGGCGGAACGGTATCTGATGGTGATTATCGAAACGGATTCTACCAGTACATGAACGAGAACAAGGATAACGTGTTTAAGGTTACCAGTGTAGGCGGTCCGTACACACTGATTCCACACTTTGAGATTTTGGGTAAGTGATATGAGTAAAATTCATCATTTCAAAGGATTCTCCATAGTCGATGGAGATATGAAAATCAAACTGAATATGGACAGGTTCTCAAGGCAGTATCAAGAAGCCCAGTATCTCCTTGATGGAATGGTTATGGACAGTATGGTGCCGTTTATGCCGATGATTACAGGGGACTTTATCAACCGAACAAGAGTTGAGAGTACATCCTTACAAGGAACTGGGAAAGTATGCGCGGCGGCGGCTCCTTATGGACGTTTTCTGTACGAGGGGAAAGGAATGGTTGATGAAGCAACTGGAAGTCCCTACGCAAGACGTGGAGCAAAGAAAGTTCTCGTTAGTCAGTTTTCTGGCCGGACAGCCGCAAAGGAAAATCTTGAATACACCAAACAGGCTCACCCACGGGCACAGGCAAAGTGGTTTGATGCCGCTAAACGGCAATATGGTGACACATGGGTTCGCAAAGTAAAAGCACAGGCAGGAGGTGGCAGGCATAGCAGATAAACCTATCGGAAAAGACGCAACCGGATACGAAATTCTGACAGATGCCATGAAAGCACTTCTGAACCAGTATCCGGGACTGTATGAAAATGAAACAATCAAGTTTGAAGAACTTGGCAAGGAATCAGGAATTGCGTTCTCGGCAGATAATGGAGCTTTGATTTATTCAGAAAAAGAAGATGTTTGTGGCGTAATGCACCAGGTATGCCAGTACCCATTTTACGTGGTATATCGCACAGCATCCGACAAGGAAAGGCAGAAGCTATCCGTTCAGAAGTTCCTAGATAATCTCGGTAAATGGATATGCCGAGAACCAGTTATCATAAATGGCTCTGAGACACGTTTAAATGCGTTTCCTGAGCTTTCTCAGGGGCGAGTGATAAAACGTATCACCCGTGATAATTCCTATGGTTTAGAACCACAGGAGAGTGGTGTACAGGATTGGTTATTACCATTAACGGTACGCTACGAAAATACTTATGAAGTAATATAACAAGTAACAACCAGCTATCAATCGGAGATAGTCGCTAACCTACACAGCCTTTTAAAAGTTATAGGCAGAAAGGACATTTCTATGGCAGTTACAGGCAAAATTGACCGTAAATATATGGCTCATTATATCGATGCAGGTTCTCTCTGTGGAGGACTGACACCGAAGTATGAACGTCTTGGAAAAGATCTGGAAGAGTACAATGTTGAACTCAATCCAGACACCGAAACCTCTAAAAACATTCTTGGAGAATCCACATTCAAACATAACGGCTACGAAGTTTCTTCTGACGCTGATCCATTCTATGCAGACACTACTTCTGATCTGTTTACAGCATTACAGAAGATTGTAGATGGACGTCTCAAAGACGATAACCTCAAAACAAAAGCAGTTGAGGTTCACCTTTGGACAGAAGCCACAGCAGGCAAGTATGAAGCATATCAGCAGGACTGCTACGTTGTGCCGACCTCCTACGGCGGTGATACATCTGGCTATCAGATTCCGTTTACCGTCAATTATACCGGCGAACGAGTAAAAGGAAAATTTGATATCAGTTCCGGCACATTTACAGCTGACAGCGAATAATTTTTTTTAGGAGGGCATAGAAAATGGCAAAAACAATTAATACAAACATTGATGATGGATTTCTTCTTTTCACATTCACGAACAAGCAGGGTGAAGTGTTCTCTTCATTCAAACTGAATCCTACCGACATCAACATTGCAGCAAGAGCGGAAGAATTGGAAACTTTCTTTGAACAGGCTCAGGAATCTGTTAAAAATGTCTCTTCCGGCAAAGAGATGGCGGAGATTAATAAGCAGATCGAGGACAAAATCAATTATATGCTCGGATACGAAGCATCTAAGGATTTATTTAAAGAACCAATTACCGCAACAACTGTTTTTGGAAATGGTCAGGTATTCGCTTATATCGTCCTTGACAAAATCAATGAAGCACTTACTCCAGAGATTGAAAAGAGAAAGAAAAAAATGCAGGAAGTGGTCAATAAGTACACGGAGAAGTATACAAAATGACCGCCTATGAGTTGCCCACCTCACTAAATATCAGTGGGGTGGATTTTTCTATCAGAACGGATTTTCGAGTAATTATTGACATTCTGGTCGCCATGAATGACCCAGAATTGGACGAACAGGCGAAAGCTGTTGTTATGTTACAGATTTTGTTTGAGGACTGGCAAAGCATACCCCTGGAACATCTTACAGAAGCTTGTCAGAAAGCTTGCGAGTTTATTGATTGTGGTCAATTCGATGATATCCCGAACAAGCCCAAACCCCGTTTGATGGACTGGGAACAGGATGGAGATATGATCGTTCCGGCTGTGAACAAGGTTGCTGGTAAAGAAATCAGATCAGTACCTTATATGCACTGGTGGACGTTTTTTGGATACTTTATGGAATCTGGCGAGTGCCTGTTCAACACCGTAGTTGGAATCCGGTCAAAAAAAGCAAAGGGCGAAAAGTTCGATAAATGGGAAAAGAAATTCTATCAAGAGAATAAAAACATAATTGACATAAAAACACGTCTCAGCGACGAGGAGCAAGCTTATAAAGATAAGCTGAATGAGATGTTGAACCTCAAATAGTTAGGAGGTGGACACATGGCTGCTGATGGCTCAGTCATTATTGATACCAGAATGGACACATCAGGCGTGCAAAACGGCGTATCAGCAATCAGGCAGTCTTTTAACGGACTTGGCAGCGTAGTAAAAAAAATAGGCGTACTGATTGGCGGAGCATTTGCGATTGGAAAACTGACGCAGTTCGGTAAGGAATGCGTAGAACTCGGCTCTAACCTTGCCGAAGTGCAGAACGTGGTCGATGTTACATTCACAACCATGTCGGACAAGGTAAACGAATTTGCAAAGAATGCTATGACCTCTGCCGGACTGTCAGAAACCATGGCAAAACAGTATGTCGGAACGTTCGGAGCAATGTCTAAGTCGTTCGGTTTCTCCGAAGCACAGGCTTACGACATGTCAACAGCTCTGACGCAGCTGACTGGTGACGTAGCATCATTCTATAACATTAGTCAAGACTTGGCTTATATCAAGCTGAAATCAGTGTTTACGGGAGAAACGGAAACGCTCAAGGACCTCGGTGTGGTAATGACCCAGTCGGCGCTTGACCAGTTCGCGCTGGCAAATGGCTATGGTAAAACCACATCCGCCATGACTGAACAGGAGAAAGTGGCTCTCCGCTTGGCTTTTGTACAGAAACAGTTGTCTGCCGCATCTGGTGACTTTATCCGAACATCTGGCAGCTGGGCAAACCAGGTACGAGTGATGCAGTTACAGCTGCAATCTCTCAAAGCAACAGTCGGACAGGGATTAATCAATCTCTTCACTCCCGTTTTGAGAGTTATTAATATTTTACTGGGCAAACTGGCAACTCTGGCGAATGCCTTCAAGTCATTTACGGAGTTAATCACCGGGAAAAAATCTTCTGGTCAGACAGGTGCAAGTGGCGCAGGTCTTGCCGGGACAGATGCAATAGCTGATACGGCAGACCAATATGGAAATGCTGCCGACAATGCCGAAAAGCTGGCAGATGCAACAAATGATACAGCGGATGCAACTAAGAAAGCTACTAAAGCGGCAAAAGGGTATCTTAGTCCTCTCGACGAAATAAATAATTACTCAACGGATAAAAGTGCGGATTCATCGTCAAAAGTACCGGGCACAACTGGCGGACTTGCAGATCGGATGAAAGATGCTGTACAAAATGTTGATTACGGAAAAATGGCAAAGGGTGAGACAGTTCTTGATAAGATGTTAAAGCCATTAAATAAGATAATCAACAGATTTAAAGAACTAGCTAAATTGGTTGCAAAAGGATTCTGGGATGGATTAGGAGATTACGAGCCAATTTTTGACGGAATAAAAAAGGATCTCGATTCCATATGGAAATCTTTAAAGGATATCTTTACTGATTCAGAAGTTACTAAAGCAGCAAATAATTTTCTTGATTCATTTGCATATGCAATTGGACAAGTTGCCGGCTCATTTACCAGAATCGGATTAACAATTGCGCAAAACATTATAGGCGGAATCGAAAAGTTTTTAAAGCAGAACACGCAAAGAATAAAGAACTATCTGATAGATATGTTCAATATCGGCTCTGAAATTGCACAAATAGGTGGAAATCTTGCAGTTGCTTTCGCTGATGTTTTCTCAGTTTTCGGTGGAGAAACTGCGCAACAGATCACAGCAGATTTAATCGGAATCTTTGCTGAAATCGGAATGGTTCTTACGGAAACGGCTGCAAAACTTGGCAGAGACATCCTTAACATGATTGCGCAGCCTTTTATCGACAACAAGGACATTTTAAAGTCAGCAATCGAGGGTAGTCTCGGAGCAATAGAAACCGTAACAAGCGGCGTCTTAATAGTTGTTCAAAACCTTAGCGACGCAATATCAAGGTTATACGATGAACACGTAAAGCCGTTCTTTGATTCTATAGCAAATGGACTGTCAAGCATATTTGGAACTCTGATAACTGGATATAACACATACGTTCTTCCAGTACTACAAGGACTGGCGGAACAGTTCAAAGGACTATTAGAGGGACCATTAGGGGATGCGATTTTAAAGATAGAAGCATTCCTCGGAAAACTCATTGATTCTCTGAAACTTCTGTGGGAGTCAGTGTTAGTGCCTTTGATTAACTGGATAATCGCAAATTTGCTTCCGGTTGTGGCAAAGATAATTGACGTTGTAGGAACCACAGCAATAAAAGTCTTGGAATCATTAATTAAAATTATTGGTGATGTAACAGACACGCTGAGTGGAATCATTGATTTTCTTGTCGGCGTTTTCACGGGAGACTGGGAACTGGCTTGGCAGGGAATAAAAGAGATTGCGGATGGAGCATGGAGTTTTATCAAAGATGTTGTGTCAGGTGCGTGGGAGATAATTAAAACCGTAACAAAAGGCGCGTTGAGTATAATAAAGAGCATCATCAGCACTGCTTGGAATGCGATTAAAGCATTGACTTCAACAATCTGGAACGCAATTAAAAAGACCCTTTCTGGTCTTTGGAACTCTCTTAAATCCACAGCCAGCACAGTATTTAATGCAATTAAAACTAAAGTTGTAGGCGTATGGGACAGCGTAAAGAACAAGACATCAAAAACATGGGAAAACGTAGCTACGTTCGTATCTAATAAAGTAGAAGCGATAAAAAATGCTATCACTAATAAGTTTAATGCCGCCAGAGATGCAGTCAGATCTGCGTTTGAAGGCATTGTGGATTTTATTAAAGCTCCGATCAATCAAGCAATCAGCATTGTTAATAATGCAGTTGGAATGATTAATAATGCAATTGGTGGAATTGAATCTGCATTTTCCTTTGGACCCTGGACTGTTCCAACACCGTTTGGTTCAAAGACTATTGGATTTCATGCAACATTTCCACGTATCGGAACTATCCCATATCTGGCCAGTGGTGCAGTTATTCCACCAAGGTCAGAATTCCTTGCGGTATTAGGTGACCAGAAGAAAGGCAATAACCTGGAAGCGCCGGAAAGTCTGTTACGTCAGATCGTCCGGGAAGAATCAGGAAAGGGACAGGGAGACGGAAATACCTACAATGTTACAGTTAATGCATCTGGCAGAAAACTGTTAGATATTATTATCAGTGAAGCTGAAATGAGAAGGAATCGGAACGGGAAGAACCCATTTGAGTTAGCATAGAGGAGAAAATATGGAACAGGAACAATTTAAAATAGACAACGTTGTTATAAGAGCACCGGACAGTTACAAGCCGGTGTTCGCAACCACTTCTACAGAAGACTCTAAAAGAAGTCAGGATTTGATTATGCACAATACACCAATGGGGACAATTGGTGGGTATGACATGCAATGGGGCGAGCTTACGTGGGCTGAAATAGCAACCATACTAAATACTGTGCTTAACAAAAGCCAATTCACATTCCACCATAAAGACCCTACTGTTCCGGGAAGATGGATAGACAGAACATTCTACGCATCAAATTTCAACATGGCTGCGCAAACTTTAAAAGATGGGGAAGAAAAGTGGACGGATTTGTCTATTAATGTAAGGAGGATTGAGCCGATTTGATAAATGTATCTACTCAGTTAAAAAAAGAATCTCTTACAAACAGAAATTATTACGTGACAGCAAATGTTACATTGTCAAATGGCGCAACTCTTAAGCTAGGCAAAAAAGACTTTTATCTGTCTGGAAATAGTCTCGTAGATTCAGCAGACTCTGGGGACTTCCCGGTGGGTGTAGCAATAGAAAAAACGGCAAGTTTATCATTGGTAAATGATGACGGACGCTTTGACGGATATAATTTTAATGCTGCAAGGTTTGTTATCTTTCTCAATGTGCGGTTATCTGACAGGATAGAAACTATAAAAAGAGGTACTTATATTGTGTCAAAGAAACCTGCAACGGCAAGCGAAATAAGTCTTTCCCTCTTAGACAAAATGCATAACGCTGATAAGACGTATGATTCTAATTTATCTTTTCCTTGTACGGTCAAGGAACTGCTCTCAGAATGCTGTCAGCAATGTGGAATCACTCTTGGAGATGCAATGTTTCCAAATGCGGACTTTCAGATTCAGAAAGCACCATCTAATGCGACATATCGTACAGTAATCGGAATGTGTGCCGGGATAGTCGGTGGAAATGCAAGAATTGATGAAAATGACTTACTCAGGATTATTACGTTTGATAAGACATTTACCAATACGACTATTTACGATGGTGGAGCAGTAAAGAACTGGACAAACGGTGATGATCTGGATGGTGGCACGCTTAATCCGTGGACGACAGGGACTGTGATTGATGGTGGTACGTTAAGTAATAACGATTATCACGCGTTATTTTCAATTCAGAATCTACAATATGACGTAGACGATGTCATTGTAACAGGCGTCAAATACGTAGAAGATGAGACCGAATATATGTCGGGTCAGGACGGTTATGTAATCACTATTGATAATCAGCTATTGTCAGGAAATGCACAGGCAGGCATTGAAGCCATTGGGAGTCAATTAATCGGTTTGCGAATGCGTCCTTTCTCATGTGACGGAATTGCCAACGGATACGCCACTTTCGGCGATCCAGTCGAATTTATTGACACGAAGAATCGTGTTTTTAGATCATTTGTAACTAATGTAGAATTTGTGTTCGGTGGTTCAACATCATGGGGTTGCAGCGCAAAGAGTGCCGAAGAAGATGTAAGTGAGTTTGTTGGTGGTCAGCAAGCGGCCGTAGAACAGTCAAAAAAAGATATAGAGAAGAAACTATCTGCCTATGACGTAAAGCTCAAACAGATGAATGAACTTGCAGCGAACACGCTGGGTTTTTTCTATACAGAGGAAGTACAAGAAGATGGTTCCGTAATTACGTACCGGCATGATAAGCCTACACTTGCTGATTCTAAAGTAATTTATAAGACAGGTGTCGATGGATTCTTTTTGTCAGTAGATGGGGGTCAGACATGGAAAGCCGGGTTTGACAGTAATGGAGATGCTGTTCTGAATATTCTTTATGCTATTGGCATCCAATCAGAATGGATTAACACAAGAGGTTTTACAGCAAAAGATAATAACGGGAATACGACATTAAAAATAGATGCCGACACAGGTGCTGTCACATTAGAGGTCGAAAACTTTACGCTAAAAAGTAGAACTATTGAACAGATCGCCAAGGATGTTGTGGATGGGGCAGTTCAAAATAATGTGACTATCCCGAACTATTATGGCACGTATGTACCAACATTGCAGAACTATCCGGCATCTGAGTGGAAAAGTGAAGAATATAAAAAACATGACGGCTCGATTTTCATGAACTTTTCTACGAGCCGGGTATATATGTTTTCTGGGACTGATGGCACTTGGCAGGAACTGGACGCTGAAAAAATTGTCAATTTTGAAAGAGTTTTTAACGCTTTAACGGATAACGGTAAGCAAGAGGGAATTTATATGCAGAACGGACATCTGTATATAAACGCTTCTTATATTAAATCAGGTCAGATTTCAGCTGATTTGATTAATCTGAAGAACATCAACGTTACAAACAGTTCTGAAACGTCAACATTTGCGATTGATAACTACGGAAATGTTACGCTCAGACCTAATACATTCGTGTTAGCAAACGGCGACACAATATATAGTGTTGCGGAAGATAAAGCTTCGACAGCGTTATCGAATGCGAATCGCTATACAGACAATGCACTTAGTGATCTCGACATAGGGAAAATGTCAAAACAAGAGATTATTGATGTGTTAAGCGATAACAGCAGTAATAAAGGTCTGTATCTATCGAATGGTAATGTGTACATGAATGCCGATTATATTAACACAGGTGAATTAGCAGGATGGAAAGTTGGAATTAAAAAGCTTTCAGCAAGTGGCGCGTATGGAGAAGTAACGCTAGATGCTTCAACTGGAGAGATCTATTCAGAGACGAATACAGGAATATATGTACCGGGGTACGGGACATTGTATGGAACGCGTATTAGAGGAATCAATCTTTATACAGGAACCGTACATGCAAGTTCAGCCTCGTTTAATAAAAGCGTTTCGGCGAGCAGCGTTTCGGCAGACAGTGTTTCGGCATCAAAAAAAGTTACAGCAGGTACACATATAGAAGCCAGTGGCCATTTCTATAGCATCGGAACGGGAACAGACCTTGCAGATTTAAGTGTCCGAGGAACAAAGAAAAGAATCCTTCCAACAAAAAACTATGGTACACAGGCGTTTTATTGCTACGAAATGGCATCCCCCATGTTTGGAGACATCGGAGAAGCATCCATATCAGAAGACGGCACATGTCTGATAGACATAGATGACATATTCCAAGAATCTACTAATGTAAGGATTGAATATTATGTGTTCTTGCAAAAGGAAGGAGATGGAGATTGTTGGGTAGACCAAAAAGAACAGACATATTTCACTGTAAAAGGTACTCCGGGGCTTAAATTTGCATTTGAAGTCAAAGCGCGTCAAGCTGACTATGAACACATGCGTTTTGCTGATGCAAGTGAAACAGCTTACGATAGGGCAATAGACACAGACATGCCAGAGCCAGACTACAGTAAAAGCCTTGAAATATCAGAACCCGATTACGAAAAAGAGCTTCTTAATAACAGGAAAAAATTATTGACGAAATGGAGGAAATATCATGAAAAAAATTCTTACAAGTTTTATGAATCTCAGCACTGGAGAAGGAAGTCGCATTGCTTACACCTATTCAGAAGTAGACGAAAGCACAGGAAGTATCATCAGTCAGAATAATAAAGGTAATTTCCTTGTAATGGATGACAATGTACAGAAAAATCTTGATTCCGTAAAGGATTACATAAAAAATAATTTCCTTTCATAAGGAGGTAAGTCTAATATGGCCAATACATATACAATACAATTCCGGCGCGGTATGTACGCTGATTTTGATACATCGAAAATTCGTCCTGGAGAGCCCGTTGCGATTCTTGGCAATGACCCTTCTGTTCCATCTGGCAAAGCCTTATACATTGCATTTGCGGCTAATGATGTAAGACGATTGTGTTCCATTGAGGATATTTCAGAGATGGTCAATGCCGGAGAATTTGTTGGCCCGCAGGGTCCAAGGGGTGAAAAAGGAGATAAAGGTGATCCGGGAGAAAAGGGTGCGGATGGCACCGTAGCATTTGAATCGCTGACACCCGAGCAGAAAGAATCACTAAGGGGTATCTCTATCACAGCGGTCAGTATCGACACAGATGGAAATTTGACAATAACATTTTCAGATGGTGATAGTGAAAATGTTGGTAATATTATAGGGCCTCAAGGTCCGCAGGGACCACAAGGTGAAAAAGGAGATGTTGGTCCACAAGGTCCACAAGGCCCACAAGGAGAAAAGGGTGAACAAGGAAATGATGGAACATCTCTTAATATCCTTGGTACAAAAGAATCTGAGGCAGACCTCCCTTTAAGCGCAGAGAAGAACGACGCGTATTTAATAAATGGAGAAATGTGGGTTTTTAACGGCACAAATTGGAACAATGCTGGCAGGATTCAAGGGCCTCAAGGTCCGCAGGGACCAGTTGGTCCGCAAGGGCCAAAGGGCGACCCGGGACCGCAGGGCATAAAAGGAGACCCCGGAGAAAAAGGAGAGCAGGGAATACAGGGTCTAAAAGGCGATACTGGGCTGCAAGGTCCACAGGGACCAGTTGGTCCAAAAGGCGAGCAAGGCGATGCTGGCGTGCGAGGAATCACCTTTACTCCTGTTGTAGACAGCAGAGGAAATATAAGTTGGAGTAATGACGGGGGACTTGAAAACCCCCAGACAGTAAATATTACCGGACCGCAAGGCGATACGGGCGCAAAAGGAGATACTGGGCCGCGAGGAGAAAAGGGAGAGGCTGGGGATGCCGGGCCTAAAGGAGACAAGGGCACTACATTCGTCCCAAGTGTGGACACCGATGGAAATATAAGCTGGAGCAACACAGATGGAATCACCAATCCCGAAACAGTCAACATAAAAGGGCCAAAAGGAGACAGGGGAAGTGATGCGACTGTCCCGATTGCTACAACTGAAACTCTTGGCAAGGTTAAGCCCGACGGTAAGACAACATTCATAGACGAAGACGGAACACTCCACGCAAAAGGCGGAGGCGTGACCGTTACCCCTAAACCCGTAAACAACCCAACAATTGAAAATGCAAACACATCTGTCACAATTAAATGGCAAGACCCTGAAAACACGGTAATCAGTGGCTCAACATTTTCTACATGGGCTGGCACAAAACTTGTAATGAAAGAAACGGGCTATCCTGCAAATCCAGATGACGGAACGCTTGTGGTTGATAATACGGTTCGAGATAAATACAAAACCACAGGCTATACAGTCACAGGGTTAACAAGCGACAAACAATATTACTTCGTGCTGTTCCCATACAACACTGATGGCGTATACAACTACGATACAGGAAACAGACTTCTCGGTGAACCAGGGGAATTGAAGATTGTCACATTCGCTGACGGAACGGATGCTGAAATAGCAAGGATGATTAAAGCGCACTACGCAGGTAAAATCAATATTGGCGAATATTGGGCGGTTGGCGACAAGAGAACCATCCATCACAATGCTATGGATGCAACAGGCGTGAGTGAGTCACACAAAGCAAATGATTATGCTTATGTGATCATCGGAATTGAACATGACGACTTGGTAACTGCTATCAATGGCAAGGCCAAAGCCGCTATTACAATTCAGACGGAACGCCTGCTGTATTTAGACACTACGACAGAATATAACAATTCTCTCGATGCATCTCATGAATGTGGTTATATGAATAGCTCAGATATGAATAGCGGCGGTTGGGAAGGTTGTGAAAGACGTACATGGTGTAATAATGTGTACAAGAAATGTTTACCTGCTTATGTCCAAAGCATGATGAAACAGGTTAAAAAGCTGACATCTGTGGGAGGTCAGAGTAGTACAATCAAGACTTCAAACGATTATGCGTTCTTACTATCTGAAATCGAAATTTTTGGTAACATTCCATATTCTTTTGGAGGTGAAGGAACACAGTATCAATACTTTAAGAATGCGACCGCAAACAGGTATAAAAGCCCACGAACTAGCAATTTTTATGCGTCTGGGATTTGGTGGGAGCGTTCGCCTTGCCGCAGTGCCAATGAGTCCTTCTGTGTTGTGAATGAGGCAGGGAATACGAACATCGCCGATGCCAGTCAAGAAAAGAGCCTCGCCCCTTGCTTATGTTTCTAAAATCCTAGTAAATTAATGAATTATTTATAGCTGCATGGCTAAGAACAGGAGGCGCATATGGATAAAAAGGAAATTGCAAATATCTACAAAGCCATCAATCGAGTTTCAAACAGGCTGAATGAGATGTCTGAAAAGTTAGACATTGTGATACGGATGCTTAATGCGGAATCTAATCGTAAAATTCTAATTAATGGTGATGGTATTGACGGTCTGGCTGAACTTGTATCAACGCATGACTCGGCTTTGGACGAACTGGCTACATTAGTTTCGACAATCGGAGGTGAAAATAATGGTTAATTTTTTTGAAGAGCGAATAATCAATGGGCTGAAAAAATGGACAGATGTTCCTGAACTGTGGAATAAGAAGGTAATTGAAAGACTTCAAAAGGATGGCTATGTACTGAATGAGGACGGGACAGTAACAGAATCAAAACCAGGAATAGTGAAATAAAATACGTGCAAGGGAGAAAATATGGAAATTAAAGGAATTGACGTATCATCTTATCAGAGTAAGCCAGACTGGGCGAAAGTATCGAATTCTGAAATTAAGTTTGCAATATTGAGAATCCATCAAAAATCTGGAACTGATTCCTCTTTTGAACATAACTACAAAGGATGCAAGTCAAATGGAATCCTTGTCGGCGGATATAAATACAGTTACGCTCTGACACCGGCACAGGCAATTGATGAAGCTGAGAGCGTAATTTCTGTTCTTGGCGGACGCGGAATGGACTTTCCAATCTTCTACGACCTTGAATGGAGTCAGCAGAGAAACCTTGGAAAACAGGCGATTGAGAACATTGCAGTAGCATTTCTGACCAGAATCAAAAAAGCCGGTTATAAGGTCGGTATCTACTGCAATCTTGATTGGTACAATAACGTTCTGTCAGACACCCTGAAAAAGTACGATTGCTGGATTGCTCGTTATCCGGCTAGTGATAATGGCTCTGTACAGGAAAGATTGCGTCCATCTGTTGGTGTAGGCTGGCAGTATTCCAGTAGAGGAAAAGTATCCGGCATTAGTGGTAACGTTGACATGGATGTATTCTATAAGGATTACAAAGAGGAGGTTTCTGCAATGGATAAAGCTATTGAAAAAGTGATTCTTATTGCAAAAAATGAGATTGGATACCTTGAAAAGAAGAGTAATAGTCAGCTCGACAGTAAGACTGCAAACGCCGGTTCAAACAACTATACGAAGTACTGGCGAGACATTAAGCCATCATATCAAGGACAGCCTTGGTGCGCAGCATTCGTGAGTTGGTGTTTTATGGAAGCATTCGGACAGGAAAAAGCAAAAAAACTGTTGAAGCACTGGCCCTATGTTTACTGCCCAACACTTGGTAATCTGTTTACAAGGAACGCTAATCCAAAGATTGGCGATATTGTAATCTTTTATCGTAACGGAACTTTTGCTCATACCGGCATCGTAACGGCTGTAATCGGAGACAGGTTCTATACCATCGAGGGAAATACTTCTGGCGCATCTGGAATTATTGCAAATGGTGGCGGTGTCTGTGCAAAGAGTTATCTTAACAGTCAGATGCCCGGAACTAAGTTCTGCACACCGGATTACAGTATTGTATCTGATACATCACAAACAGGAGAGAAATATATGTTTAATCCAGAGACAGTAAAAGCAGGAGACAAAAATACATCTGTGCTTCTCTTACAGGAAATATTAAGAGCCAGGGGCTTTAAAGGCAAAAACGGCAAAACCCTGAAACTTACATGGACAGCAGATGCAAACACGATTTACGCTCTGAAAGCTTATCAGGAATCTAGGAAAGATGTTCTGGAAGTGGACGGAGTCTGTGGACCCGCCACATGGAAAGATTTGATTGCCATATAAAAACATCCCGGGGTTAATTCCCCGGGAACTTTATTTATAAACATATTTTGTATCATTTCGGAAGTTTTAGACTGTTATCGTTAGACACACGTTAGTCACAAATAAAAATATTGTTTCCTAATATAATAGTGCCAAAAACACTGTATTTACAGGCATTTGCGCAATTTTCTAAATTCTATTTGTTGGTCGCAATTAATAAAATTAGAATAATGAAAATGAAATGTGGGAAATCCTTGCAAAATCGCTAAAAACGTTGATTTTAATAGGGTTTCCGGCATTTCGATAATGATATTTCGGTTGTTTTAGAAAGATTAAAATGGGTTCCGTTAGTCACAGTTAGTCACAAATGGAACTTTTATCTTTTCTATTTCTGTCCGGAGTTCTTCCAGTGTTCTGTGGCCGTACACAGCGTTTGTAACATCTCCACCAAAAGAGTGGCCGAGCATTCGCTTTCGGTCATTCTCCCGGACACCGTATTTTTCACACAGCGCAGAAAAGGTATGTCGACAATCGTGCGGCGTGTGTTTCGGATTTCCGACTATTCCCAAACGTTCCAGTGTAGGATAGAACAACGCTTTTCTATGGTGTTGCTGAGTATATACACATAGTTTTCCATCTTGTGCCAGCACTTTCTGTTCAGCAAAATGGTATATGGCAGGATGTATCGGAACAATTCTGTTTTTACCGGCTTTTGTTTTGATTCCACCTTGAAAGTATTTCTCTTCCAAGTTGGTCGTAAGTTTTAACACTTCACCAATTCTCCAACCAGAATAGCACATAATAAGAATGAGCTGCACTTCTGGATCGTTGGCATTATCCCATAAAGTTTGTAGTTCCTGATCAGAAAATGGCGTTCCATGTTCGGTGTCATTATCAGCATTAACATGGACATATAACGCCTTATTTTCCGTTACAATTTCTGAGTATACGGCATATTTGTACATCTGCTTGAATAGAGTTAAAATAGCCATCTGGCTTTGCTTTTTCAGCTTGCAATCATCAATAACCTTTTGCATATCAGGAGCCTTTAAATCTTCGAATATGCGATTGTGCAGAACGGTGCAGTTCGTGTAAGCCGTCCGATATGCTTCCTTTGAACTGTATGACAGTTTTGTCCCATTTGGGAACTTCCACGCATAAAACTGTTTATATACCTCTGAGAACGTCAATTTCTTGATTTCCGGGTGCTTATCCTCTACACCCTTGATTGTATTGTAGTCGGCAATCAAGCGGCTTATAAGAGTGTCTATGTCGGTTGTGGGGGATACCTCAAGAGTCCGCTCCATGCCTGGTTGATACGTGCCGGCTTTGTAAGCTGTCAGGACAGTAAAGCCTTTTATCCAGTCATCCACGTAGCAGATCGCCGGCGGACGTTTTAGTTTGCCAGTATCATCCGGTGTAGCCGGTGGATGCACTGCGAAGCAGTTTCTCCGGTTCTTGCCAAGGTACCGAATAGAGCCGAAGTTATTCGGCAATTTTGGATATTTCTTTCTTTTCTTCGCCATTTTTATTCCTCTTTTCTTTATGTAGCTGTTTTAGGTATAAAAATAACAGCCGAACAAATTTTCTGTCTTGCTCGACTGCTCCGAAGATGATACAATATGTTTGCCAGAATATTACATTTCTTCGGAGATGTATAAATGCCGTCTCGGTACGCCAATACCGGGGCGTTTTTTTTATTTAATTATGTGATTTCCAATTTGATCTCATTATAATTCCAACAATCCAATATATTCCACCAGAGCAAGCACCCAATATTAAAATCCAGAACCAACTTAGATACCATGGCATTTTCCGTCTTATATACGGCGTACCTGAACTTGCTGCTGAGGACGCAGAGGAAGATGCAGAATTGTTAATGATAATATCTCTGTTATTGGAAGCTAATTGTTCTACTTGCTTTCCACACTTAGGACACACTACACAGTCGTCGTCAATAAGTTCTCTGCAGTGCTTACAATATTTTTTCTTTTCATTCATGATAAACACCCTCCTGATATGTTTTCGCCACACTTCGCACTTTTTATGCGGATTATGTGTTTTGTACCGCTGATTTTGCAATATTATGTAAAGTACGGTTATTCGTGGTATTTTTATTTTATCATTTTAAGAGCATATTGTAAAGATTTAGAACGAAATAGAGTGATTTAGATGAAAAAGAAATGTTTTTTTTCTACAAAATAGTGAGAGTTCATGTGTATCATTGGCAGTTGCCAAGAGTCGGAATAGGTGGTATAATGATAAAAACGAACTGATGTTCGGTTCTATTTCCCACAAGCCGGACATATACTATAATGTAGGTGGTAGTTGTAACAGGGAGGGTTGTTTATGGATTATAAGAAGGAAATTATTGAGATGATAGAGAATACTGAAAATGAGGGCAAGTTAAAATTTGTCTATACAATTCTTATCAAATATCTAAAATCAAAGAAGCAAGGGGATTAACCCTTGCTCTTTTTGTTTAGTGATGAAACTATTTGTTTTATTGCTTTCTTATCTTCTTTATCGAGTGCTTTGTATTCCTCGATAAAATCTAAGATGTCAGGTTCTGACATAAGATTTCCAATTATGATTGCATAATCGTCATCGCTTTTAGAACCCATGAGGTATGTCGGTGTTACTTCCAAAACGCCACATAGAAGCTCAATGGTGTCCATATCTGGTTTACACTTATCTTTTTCCCAGTCGCTAATTGAATTATGCTTTGCATTGATTTTTTCTGCAAGTTGCTTCTGAGTCAGCTTCTTTGCCGTTCTGGCTTGCTTGATTTTCTCGCCAAATGTCATTATCGGTTCCTCCTTTCATGATTAATAATAATATAGAAATTTCGAACTGTCAATAAAATAATTTCGATTTTCTCGAAATTTCTTCTTGACATTCGGATAGTTCGAAGTTATACTGTAATTGTTCGATGAGAACGAAATTCAAACAGAAAGGAGAAATGAGAATGTGCGTTGGTAAAAAAATTAAGTCATACCTTGAGAACAACGGCATAACACAGACATTTGTCGCCAATAAAACTGGCATTCCTGTTCAGAAACTCAATCTTTCTCTCAATGGAAATCGCAGATTAGATTTCGATGAATACGAATTAATTTGCGGGGCGTTATCTGTTGGGACTGACAAGTTTCTTGAACCGAAAATTCCAGAGCAGAAAGGAGAATAAATGGACGCATTACAATTTAATAAAGCCGTCAGTCAACACTGCAAAGAATCTGGTGGAGACTGTTGCAAATGTGACCTACGGCTTTACTGTTACCTATCGCCCAGCGAGCGACCGGATGAGTTAGTGAGCCTGGTTATTGATTTTTTGCATAACCACATTGAAAACCATGATCATTATACCCATCACAGTGCGGCTTCATTTCCGTGTATTGATGATATGGACATGAGCACTGCAGTAGGTGGCGACCGCTATCAGAAACCTCATACTCTTCATAAACAGTCACGTGTTTGTGAATCTTGTGGCAATGATACAGTCGTGTAATTGTTTCAACCATATAATTCCCCTTTCGTTATACTCGGCATGTCGGTGCCTGTAAATGCATTATAGGTAGAGGGGAAAGGAAATACAATAGGTGATAAATAATGGGAGCAAATAATTTTACACATTTTACCGGAAAGAAATCTCCATTCAAAACTCAAAAGAGAAAGAAGAAATCAAAGGTAAAAAAATTCATAAAAACAAATATGAAAGGAGCATGAAATGAGCGAAGTTGATACTTACATCAAAAAAAATGTGGAAATTCATCAGTTCGCCGCAGAGGTTGCGAGAATCATATCAGGCATTCCGCAGATGCCGGAGTTCTCTTCAGAGAGTATGACCGTAGCCGATGCAAGTCAATTGATCGGGCTTCCTATTACAGCAATCCGGGCAGGGATTGTGTACGGGTGGTTGCCGATTGGCGTGGCTGTGCAGAATAATAAGCCAGCAAAAAGCCTTTCCGGTGGCCGAATCACATACATCATAAGCCCTAGGAAAGTCTATGAAGTAACTGGTCATGTTTGGAAAGGCAAGGCTGCTCTTAATAAGTGAGTGCCCCGGAGGGAGCTGGAACCTCCACCCCGGAGCTTTGCACCACTAAAACACCTTAGTGGATAGATACATTATAGTTCTCTATCTGCTAATTGTAAAGACAAATAAGAAAAAATAAGGAGAAATTAGCAAGATATGAGTGAAATTAGAAACGAAAATCAGCTAACATGGGCTGACATCGAAGTAGCACTTGCGACTGAAATTGTCGAAGAAAGCAAGAAAAAGTCAAAAAGATGGTTCACAGCATGGGTTGTGACGGCTGCCGCACTGGTGGCAAGCAACCTTGCGTGGATTGCAGGAGAAATGAAATAAAATGAAAGAATATATGTTGATCGCCGTATGCATGCTCGCCGGGAAATATGTGGATATACCTATCTGGCTAAACATCTTTTTCGGTATCTCGGCAGCATGGGCAGTACGCCAGATGGAAGCAGACTGGCAGTAGGAAATAAGGAGGATAAGAAAATGTTCGAGAAAGAGATTGATGAAATTTACGAACTCTGCAGAAGAGTTCATAATGAAGTTCCGACAGCAAGTGCCACATTCAACTATTCATTTTATGGCATGAGCGTATTTGGACTCAAAAGGCAGGAAGATATTTGCCTTCCCAAAGACAAATTTAAATGGGATTTGTACCAAAACGTATCTTTTAACCCATTTTACGAGAAAGAAAGTCGTGAAAGTCTCAGAATAATCAAAGCTTTCTTGTTGGAACTTCTGATAGATGGGAAGTGTCCAAATGAGTAAGCAGATAGCGATTATGAAGCTTCTTCCCAGTCTGGAGATAGCAGGATGTATTAATGAACTGCTCAGAGAGCTTCAATCCAGAGGGGATTATATTCTGGATTATGAGAACTGTGACATGTCTCTGGACCATATCGAATGCCATGAGACGGATACATTGTATTGTTTTTTAAAAGAGAGGAGAAAAGATAATGAAATTGTACGAAATTGACAACGCAATTATGGATTGTGTAGACATGGAAACAGGAGAAATCATTGACGTTGAGAGGCTTTCTGCTCTTCAGATAGAAAGGGATCAGAAGATTGAGGGTATCGGTTGTTGGATCAAAAATCTTCTGTCAGATGCAAAAGCCTTAAAAGAAGAAAAAGATAACCTTGCAGCACGTCAAAAAGTTGCCGAGAACAAAGCAACTTCATTAAAAGAATTTCTTTCAAAATATCTGGACGGTGAGAA